TTTCTTTGTCATTTAAGAATATTTTACGTAGTCCAAACCGAGAATCCCGCACTGTTATTAGTTTGGGTTGGACGTATGTAAACTCTTTTGCTCTACTCATGGGGACCACCTGTTCCATTGAATAGCCTGAGTCACCATACCGGGAATAGAGGGCTTCCAACCTGCCTTTGTTATAGCGTCTCTAAATTCTCTGCTACGTCCAGTAAGTAGTTTTACTGGCTCACTAGGGACGTTTAGGGGGCTGTTAACTTCTTTTTCCACGGCGTTTACTTGCTAAATAATTTGCTTCGTTACTTAACATTGTTGAACTTGGTTCCGGGTTTACTGAGTAACTTCCATCAGAAGCCTTGTTAATACCAGACTTTCTAGATTTAACTGGTTTTGAAGGTGTATCAAACCCTGAAGCATTTGCTTTTTTACCTGCTGCTCTAGATGCGTACTTTTTAGCGTATGTTGGGCTAATCTCTATTGCGTCTTCTTCTGTAATATGACCGCCAGCTACAGCTGCACGGGTATCGGTGTAAGTGCCTTTTCTGCCCTTAGACTTACCTGTAGAACTCCACTGCTTGCCTTCAGAGTGTCCGGAAGGATTTGGTTTTGGTGTTGAGTCACCAGCTGTTTGATTTTGTACATCTTTAATTACATCTCCGTATTCAACGCTAAATCCACCTTTACCATCCGCAGCAAGTTTTCTTAGTTTGCTACCTTCAGGGGTGTTTTTACCTGATGCTCCATAATGATAGTCGCCTCGTCGTGTTTCTCTATCGAGGTCGTACTCTTTCATTGTGTTTTCATTTTGCCAGTCTTCAGCACTTCGTTCTCTTGAACCGCCGCCACCGCCGCCAGCACCTTGACTAGGGTTTTTACCTTTAGAACCAGCAAAGATACCTACACCAACTTGTAGTGCATTTCCGAAAGCAGATGCTTTTCCTGATTTCTTACCAAAATTAGAAGCTGCATCACCCTCTGCACTAGTTGAGGGTTTTTTCATATCAAAAGTAGCCATAATAGAAGTTTAAGCCACTTTCTCTAGTTTGACCTTGTATGTACTCATTTTATTTAATTACTTGCCACAAGTAGGGCATTTATCCTCAGTAGAGCTAGAGTTTGTTGATGCTCCAGCTGCTTTGAATTTAGGGCGCCCAAATCCTACGATTGAAATCATAACTCCAGCCTTGTTTTTCTTAAAAGCACGAAGTTGTTTGCAAACTTCTCCGCCATTTCTTTGGCTTCCAGATTTCTTTGAAGATGTGTTTCCCTCAATACACCAAACAGTGCCATCTTCATTGTCTTTGATAACAATACCTACGTGAGAAATTCTATCGACGCCATCTGAGGGAAAATCAAAATACGCGATATCACCTGGTTCTGGGTCAGCCACATCTCCGTCAATCCATGCACCAGCTTTCTTAAATGCCTGTGCTCCGGCTGGTGTGTAAACAGTATTGGGAATTTTTACTCCTGCTTCATTTCCGCACCACATAACAAAAGAGCCGCACCATGGTTGGAAGTTAGCCTTTGTATAAGCGCCGTACTTTGTTTCGTTATCTTTAGGTCCTTCAATAGTTCCTAGTTCACCTTTAGCAACTTCAATAAGTTTAGCTGCTGTTCCTCGGTCTGCCATTATCTAATATCCTTCCAAAATGCAATTAATACAATTAATACAGGACCAAAAATAATTGATGCCTGTATCCAATTCACTTATTTATCCCAGTCAGTATCTACTGGTTGTTCTTCTGGCATTTGACCATCAGGTTTTGCTGCTAAACGTGCAGCTGTAGCATCAATCTCTGCTTCAAGTTTTTTGTCCGCTTGTGTGTTTTTAGCGTCCATCTCTTTGTTATCTAGTTGTGCTTTCATAATATCTTTAGCACCAGATGAACCAATTAGGATACCTGCAAGGGTTCCTGTAATAAATGTTGCAATACTTCCCAAAACGTTAAAGAACATCTTGTCATTTTCTGACTGTGCTCCGATTGGCTGTGTCACAAATAAAAGGCCGTAAAGAATACCTAGTGATGTGCATAGCAAAATTGCGCCTAATGTGATGCCTAGAATAAACTTTAAGCGGGCATCTAGGTCTTGTGGTGATAAACGTTCTTTACTCATTTGGTGTTCCCTCTGGTTCTACAGTAGCGGTAGTTCCGTCTGATGTTTTAACTAAGTCTACAGGACAAGTTCCTGTAGAAGTACATATAGGTGGCTTACATTCAGCGGTTTCCCAATTTTTTGGGTCTTGACATGGATATCTAAATTGTCCGTCGTATCCGCAGCTAGTTAAAGACAGCGCAAGTACCGCTGTTAGTAAAAATCTTTTTAACATCACTCTTCGTCCTTAGGGTTCCTTAATGGGTACGTAACCGCCCAAGCAACTAATGTTCCCACAATTGCGTATCCCACAACGGTCTTAGCTGAGCCATCTAGAACTACCCAGGCAATAAACATTCCTAATAGAGTCCATAGCTGGTCAATCATGTCTTTAACTATCTTCATGGTTTACGTCTCCTAACTCCCTTACTATCTCCGGAAGGAGCTCCTCCCCCAGAATTTCCTCCACCACTTGAGCCTCCAGAGGTTGAACCTCCAGTAGCACCTGCTGCTGCACCAACTGCATTCATAGCAGCACCTGCAGCCACAACGGCAGCAACAACCATTTCAGTTGCTTCTTCACGTTCTTCAGGGGACATGTCTGCACCGATACTTCCTAGTGCTTGAAGTGCCTCACCTGGGTCGCTAAATATTGCGCCAACTAATTCGGATGGGTTCTCTAGTAAAACTAGAGCCGCAGCTACGTCTGCTGTAATTATAACTTCATTACCGTTTTCATCCTGCCTAACCTCAACAGGGGTCTGTTCAGGAAGGTCTTGATAAGCAATGCCAGCCTCTTGAATTTGTTCTTTTGTAAGAGTTTCTCCAGGAGCTACTGATTCAATAAGGGCTTCTGCTACAAGTTCTTTTTCTGCCGTTGTAAACTTTCCATCTCCAGCAAGGGTTTCTGAAAGGTTGTTTACTTCTGCTTGTGTAACCTCTCCATCAGCTGATAAAGCATCTAAGATTAAAGACTCTTCGGCAACGGTTAACTTACCGCCATCGCTTAGTGCTTCAATTAAAGCCGTAGCTTCAGCCTCTGTAACTTCTCCGTCAGCCATTAAAGAGTCAACAACAGCATCAGACTCTGCTGCTGTTAAGTTGCCGTCAGATAGAACATCTTCAACCGCAGACTCCACCGCTTCTTCAGGTGTGATAGTCTCTGGAACTGTTTCTTCAATAGGAGGTTCTAATGGTTCTGTGGACGGATTTTCTGGCTCTGGCTCTGGTGACACTGGTTCTGGTGTTGGTTCCTCGGGTGTGGAAGGTTCCAGAGGCGCCTCGGGCTCTACGGGTGGTGCTTCGGGCTCTACCGGTAGTGGTGGCTCTTCTGTGGGTTCTGATGGCGTTTCTGTATCAGGGGCAGGTTCAGTAGGTGCGTCAGGTTCAGGCTCAGGAGTTGGTTCAGGCTCTACAGGCGGCTCAGGAAGAGGTTCTGGCTCTGGCACAGGCTCAGGCTCGGGTTCTGGGGTTGGTTGCGGCTCAGGTTGAGGAGTTGGCTCAGGCTCAACGGGAGGCTCTGGATTGGGATTTACAGGAGGCTCGGGCTGAGGAGTTGGTTCAGGTTGAGGAACAGGTTGAGGTTCTGGAACCGGGGTGGGCTCGGGGACCACTGGTGGAACTGTAGGAGGTTCTGGTGAAGGTTCGGGTTGTGGTGCTGGCTCTGGTTGTGGGGCTGGTGTTGGCTCTGGCTGCGGTGCGGGAGTTGGCTCGGGTGTTGGAGTTGGCTGAGGAGTTGGAGTTTGAAGAGCTGTGACTGCAGCAGCAACTGTAGATGTAGCGGTATCAGCTAAAGTATTAGCAGTTGTAATTGCTGTTGTAGCTGTTGATTGGAGGGTAGTTAATGTTTGAGTTTCTGTTGTTAATGTGGTCTGAGCTGTTGCAAGTGCTGTCACTGCTGTTGTTTGCACTTCTGTAACAGTTGCAAGAACAGCAACTTCAACTGCTTTAACTTCTGTTTTATCAGCGACTACTGCTGTTTGGCTTGTAATTTGAGCCGTTAAAGTTTCATTGGTTACATTGGTCATTGGCTGTACTGGAGCACCTGCAGTTTCACGAACACCAATACGAGGACCGTTATGAAGATTGGTGGTATTTCCTGCAACGGTTCCTACACCAGTCCATTCACCTGTTGTTGGATTGACTGTCATCTTCCAATTTACATTTGTAATAGGACTATTTGGTTGTGCAAATTTGTGTAAATTCCAGTCAACTTCTAAAGTAGTTTCGGTAGTTTTTACAACAGTTGAAGAGCCATTTGCATTATCGTTCATAAAGTCGCTGCCAAAGACTGAGATATGTGCTCCTGCTGGAAAATCCCACCAGTTATAGTCGCCATTGCCAAAGGTAATCGTTGCTTTTGAGGTTACGTAAATTTGGCTGTTTGTTCCTTGACCTTCATAAACTGTGTTACCCATTTTTATATCAAAAGGCGTACTAATTTTTGTAAAGCCGTCATACATAGTTGGGAGTGTAGTTGTAGTAACTGTTGGGGTTTCAGGAGCAACAGGGGCTACATATCCTTCAGTTGTGTAGGTCTTGCTATCTGAAGGGGTATTTTGAAGAGCGGTCAATGTAGTTTGAGCATTAGTTAAGTTAGTTGTTGCAACTGCTACTACTGCTGTTTGAGACTCTACTGCTGCTGTGGCTGTAGCAACAACTGCGGTTGCAGTAGTAACGTCCTGCGTTACTACTGCTACTACTGCTGTTTGTGACTCAACTGCTGCTACTGCGGTCACTGCTACTACTGTTGCTGACTCTGCTGCTGCAATTGCTGTTTGAGCTGTTGCTACTGGCTCTGCTGCTGCAGAAATTTGTTCTGTACTTGCTGTTGATATAGCAGTGCTTAATGTTACAGTTGCATTCTCAATTTTTTCTTGGACGGAGGTAACTGATGGAACAAGTGGTGTGGTTTCTGTTTGGGTTGGGGCTGGGGTTGGCTCTGGACTGGGTGTTGGTGAAGGTGATGTTGAGGTCTCTGAAGGAGCGGGTGAAGGCTCTGGAGTTGGCTCGGGGCTCGGGGCAGGACTTGCCTCAGCACCAGAATTCGTACTGGAAGTTTGAGGGTCCGAAGTTACAGAAGAAGGTTCTGGACTTGGAGATGGAGTTGGAGTCGATTCGTTCGAAGACTCTGTGGAAGCAGGACTAACTGCTACCTGTTCTGGGGCAGGGTCAGTAGCGCTCGCGTTTGATTGGCCAAGCAAAAATAGAAATAATGTGAGGACTGTTGCTGCGAATATGCGCAGTATTAACATTTACCTCTGATGTTACTGTAACTCAGTATTCCAATCAGGGTTAAAGTATGCAACAGAACTTAAAGCTTCTTGTTTTTCTTTCATATGATGCCCACAAAATATTAATTCTAAATTAGATGCTTTCATATGAACTCTTACTTTAGCTGCAGCACTGCAACTATCGCAGCGGTCATTTGCAGTTAAAGGCTCGTCTTTAAAATCTAAGACTTCTTGCATCTTTTCTGCTGTAATCACGTTATCTCCTAAAATAAAGAAGCGGCAGGCTTTTGGCCTGCCGCTTCTAATACTACACTAAAAGTGTAATTTGTTTTTATGAAGCTGTTGCGAATGGTGTAACTGTGATTGTAGCTGTTGAAGCAACTGAAGCTGCATTTGCAGCTGTTGACTGAGACTTGATTGTTCCAGCAGCACCCGCGACTGTTCCAGCAGCCAAGCCTGTGAGGGCAAGTACGGTTGAAGCAGAAGATACGAATGAAACTGTGTTAGTTGCATTAGCTGTAACTGTCCAGGTACCGTTGAGTTCTGCACCTGTTGAGGCAAGTGATGCAACTGTAATCTTTGTACCAACTGGGAAGGCTGCGCCTGCTCCGGTTGCTGTAAGAGTTGCAGTTGTTGAACCAGCTGTGCGAGCTGCTGCAGTTACTGAAATAGCTGCGTTTGTAGCTGCGGTAGCTGTTGTAATTGAAGCTGATTCGTAACCAGCGTCACGAAGAGCATCAATAGCCAAGGCTGTTGTTAGACCAAGAACGTTTGGTACTGAGATGTAAGCAACACCTGAAATGTATGCTCCGTCTCCTGACGCAAAGTCTGGGAATCCAGCATACTTTGCTTCTGCCACATTGTGGTTAGAAAGTGTTGGGTTCAAGCGTGAGCTTGGGTATACGGTGTATCCGCTCCATCCGTAGTTTCCAGTTGCATTTGCTGCTACTACTGTGGTTGATGGTGCAGTTGTGTAATCCGCTGAGGTTGTACGCTCATCGTTTGGTTGCATTGGGAAATTTCCCCAAGCAAAGTCAACGAATACGTTACCAGCGGTATCAAGAAGATTACCGTTGTTATTTGTTGCCATTATTTTTACCTATTCTCTAGAGTGGGTTAGCAGTCCCATGCGCGAAGGGACTTGTTAATTCTACTATTTGGGTCTTTAGCAGTCTTGCTAGACGTGTTCTTTTTCTTCATACCCTCCATGCGAGAGCAAAAAGATTTACGACGAGCAGCAGACTTAGGAGACTTCTTAGCTTGTTCTTTTTTAACAGGGGGTTTTAAATTACTTCCTGGATTAGCTTTTTCGTAAGACTTACGTCCTTTTTCATTAAGACCGCCTTTAGCGTTCTTACCCTCTTTACGAGTCCAGGCTTCTGACTTTGCCATTTTTCATTACTCCGTTATCTACGTTATCAACCGCATCATCTAAAGACCATGTAGGCTCTTCAGAACATGTTCCTTCTGCCCAACCCATGACTAGGTAAAGTCCCAGCCTTCGCCGTGGCGCTTCTTCATATCATCAAGGTGTGCTTTACCTAAAGCTGAACCAGAGAAAGAAATACCTGTCTTTTTACTAGTCATAGTAAAAGGCACAAATAAACCTTCTCCTGTATTTTCGTTTACCTTAGATACACCTTCGGAATCCATTTTGTGAATTCCTTCTTTACTAACGTTTATCGTAGTTTTAATCTGTGGTTTCTTTGGAATCATTACTTGCTTCCCTTCTTAGAGGAGCCGAACATGTTTGGGTGGGAGTCTTTAGTCATTCGGGTTCCATCAGATAATGTAGGAGAGGCCGTAGCATCTCCCTGTAGAAAAGCTCTACGAATCTCAATCTCAGACCTAGTATCTTTAGCCTCTGAAAAATCTTTATTGTTTCTCAAAGTTTTCTTTTCCTTCCACCAGCTCCAAAACGGAACGTATCATCATCATCTCCAGCTCTGTTTCTAGGCGTTTCTGCAGTATCAGCTAGTGGTCCACCTTCAGTCCAAAAGTTCTCTTCTTTTAAAGAAAAAGAGTCAGGAATTTTATTTTTAGACTTAATTGTAGAGGGTAGAGGAAAAGAAATAGGCGGAACTACTTTAGGCTTTTTACCCTCAGCGCCGTCTTCTTGACCTTGAACTAGGTCTCCATTATTTCTAGGCATTATTTTTCGTTCTCTTTCTTGCCCGCTCGGCGCTTGTTTTCTTTCGCCACGTTTTTACTTTTAGAAATAGCGCGAAGGTTGCTAGGAGAATCGTTATTTTTGTTATTGTCTTTGTGGTCAACATCGGTCCCCTTAGGTAGCTTGCCATTCTTAGACTCGTAATCAGCACGGGCCTTATCCTTAGAGGTTGTTACCCACTTGCCATTTACTTTTTTCTTGTAGACGTAAATAGGACGTCCACCGTTTTTCTTAGAACCTTTGTAAGGTCCAAACTTTTTTGCCTCGGCCATTATTCACCGCGTTCTTGACGACGCGCTTCTTCTCTTGCAGCTGTTCTTTCTTTACTGGCTTTTCGTGCGTTTTGATTAGCACCGCTTCCAGCTTCAGTTGACTCAGCAATACGAGCTTTAGACTTTTTAAGCATGTCGCCAGCAGTACCTTTGTTGTAACCTTGTGCAGCGTAGTGTTTTTGAGCCGCTGTATCTTGGTCCCAATTCATAAAATTTCCGTCTTGGTCTTGAAAACCAACGTGCTTACCCTCTATAAAAACACGAGGGTCTAACTTATTTCCTGCACTAAAGTCTGCGTTGTTACGTCCCATTAGTTGCTGCTCCTTACGTAAGTCATAATTCCATAATCATACTCGTCTTCTAACCAAGTGTCGGCGTATCCACTCTCACTCATATTGAAGTCCATCCAGCATATTGAGCATCTGGATTATCTAAGAGCCATTGTTTACGTAGCTCATTTTGAAGTTTCCAATCAACATCAGTGTTACGTTCTGTCATTTTTGTCTCTCAATTGATTTAGAAACAACATCTCTTGCTGCCATAGAAGAAGAATACCGTTGAACAGTACCTCGTGGTCCCCCAAATATACGGTCACTTATTCTTCTAAACTGTTGACCTTTTGCAAATTCGCTTGACCGAGGCAGATATGCAGTAACTACACCTACGGATTTCTTCACTTGTCTTTTTTCTTACTGTTAGAAGGAGGCCAAGTATCTAGAACTGCTGCGATGCGTCCATCTTTACGAAGGCGTACGATGTGTCCATCCTTTATTTGGATGGGATTAAATTTAGAGGCTCGCTTAAACTTTGCGGACATTACTTATCCGCATCACGCCAGCTATTGCCTAGTGCGATAGCTTCATCTTCGTGTTGACGTAATGAATCGCTATCCCCCTGTTTAGATGACTTAGGTTTTACGATACCCTTACGAATGGGTCCAAACTGAGATGAAGCGGCATTGGCTTTACTAAAACGCTTCTCTGATAGCTGAACTACGTTCCACTGAGAGTCATTAGGGTTCATATAAGAATTATGCCTTAGAAGATGTTTCTTTAAACTCTAAATAGGCAACAAGAAATAACCTGAACAAATCAGGCCTGCCTCTATGCTCAAAGTGCTCTTTCCAGAAGAATAGTGGATGGTCCTTACGAGCTACCATGCCGTTGTTTATCTCCGCCCACGCAAGCTTTCCAGCTAGGCCGACCTCCCCGCTCATTTCACGTTGTGCTAATAACCATTGTGTAAACATTGGGCAATAGTAGGGCATGCAAGAGAATTAATCAGGTATTAAAACCCTCTGTCGTGACATTCGTGTACAAGCTCCCAGGCAGGGCGTCCTTTAGAGAAGTTAGCAGCTAACTCTGGCTTTAGGCCCTCTACCAGCACTTGATGTACTCCAAGCCGTTTAATGCGTTTCTTCAGCACCGCAAACTCTTTGTTCTCTTCAGCAATCATAGTCATGTAGTAGATACCAAATACCACAGCTGTCTCTTCAGGATTAGGGTACTTCTTAGAAATATCTTCAATCCAATCAAATACTTCATCACTTACATCTGCAGTAGTTTTATCGTATAACCCGCAAAAATCTTCGTAAGCCGCTTTTCCTACATATTGCTGATACACCCGTAATTTTATGAAGTACCACTTATCAGTAGGCCACTCTGGAAAGTTAGGATACTTAACATAAACTGCCCACTCATCGAACTTGCCTTGAGTAAACGCAAGATAACCTTTCGAGTACTTACGCATAATTCTTTTATTGTCCACCGCGGAAGAGTATCACTTAGGCTACTGCCTAGCTTTTCACATGTCACCTATATTTTTGCCCTGGCGGCCCACGAGGTCGGGCGTGTCGTTAATGGTGGGGGGGTCGAACAGATGTTCGAGAGGACAGCGATTATAACGATTTGGTAACAAGTCTGCTTTAGCCTCTCGCCTATGGCATTGTTCTCTTATCGGGACAGACACCCGATAGATTGGGAAGGTGCCTCATGGACACAGAGTCCAACACCTGCTCAGAGTTAAGAGAGGTCACCGAAAGAGCCTCTCGCTTCTCAGAGCAAATCACACAGCATAGAGTCATGGTGGCTCAGTTGCGTGAATACATCGTCGATAACTTCGACGACCTCGGCGAACATGCCGAGCCTATCGCTGAAATCTTCAGCATTGACCTCGTTAAGCAAGTTGAGGTTAGTGTCAGGGTTTCTTATTCGCTCACTGTTACAGTTCCCCTGAACTGGACAGAGGACGACATCTCGAATAACCTTCGATACCCTGAAGGCTTCGAGTCTGATGATGATGCAATGTGCATTGAGTCAGAGTCTGCAGACATAGACCGAGTTTCGGTCTACTAACAACTTAATAGCATTACTCCTGAGCATGAGGTAAAAAGGCTCACTTACCCACTAGATTGGATTGGAGGTAAGAACATGACTCTTGTAAGAGATGTCGTGAAGGTTACAATCACCGAGTTAAAGTTTAACAAGGTCGAACCTGTAACTGAAGCAGACTGGCAGATAGTTAATAACTACTTGCTAGAACAATGTAAGTAGTCCGTCACTCCTGAGCACGAGTTAAAAAGGCTCACCTAACTACTAGAACGATTGGAGAAACAAATGGCAAGAGCCGACTACACAGATATAACTCTGTGGGCTTGCAAAGCCGAGGAGTCAATAGACATCTCGGTTCGTCCCCGTGAAACAGACAACGAGGTAATCGTTGAAATCTGTGGAATAGCAATGTGGCTTAACTTCAAACAAGCCAAAGAACTATCCGAGAAGTTGGATAGCGCAGTAACTACACTAGACGAAGGTCGTCTAGCAAACCTACGCCAAGCGCACGAGGAATACGAGCGCTTAATACAACAGTAACAAAGTGGGGGGCGGGAAATACTCGCCCCCTTCTCTACTAGATTGGAGTAATGCAATGATGTTTTACAATGGATTTAATCTGATGATAGACATAATCCTTGCTTGCATAGTAGGCTTCACCTTCTATCGAATTGGACGACGAGAAGGATTTATTGAAGGCTACGGCGCAGGTGAACAAGATACAAACGATTGGTATACAGGTCAGCTAGAGCCACCTCTTGATGACATGGACGATTATCAAACTTGGAACGAGGCACAGAAGAGCACGCCTCCGTTCTAAACAGATGTTGGTCGCACTCTCTGCTTGAGTTTCCAATCCTCGCAGAGAGGGCGGCCAACCCAAACATTCAGCCAATCAGCCGCCTATCGCTATTGCTTCTGCGGCTGATTGGCTGAATGTTTGGGTTGGGGGCTTTATAACGATTGCATAACAAGTCTGCATTACTAGGAGAGATGCCCTAATGTTCTACCTATCAGCAAGTCGCTGGTGTTTGTGCTAATAGAAGGTGAGAGATACATGGCACATGAGTTAGAGATAGGTGAGGACGGCACAGTTGCGTTCGCACTTAGAGGAGAGCCCGCATGGCATGGCCTTGCTAACGCTCTATTCGACAAAGATGAGAATGTAACCACTGAGGTTATGCTCAAGTCTGCTAAGTTAAACGATTGGAATGTCAATCTTGAGTTAATCGAGAAGGACAAATACAACTTCGTTTCTGAGTCATACATGGTGACTCGGACTAATCCATTCGGACAGGGCACTGATGTTCTATCAGTGGTCGGTGACCGATACAAAGTCGTGCAGAATGAGGAGTTATTCGCATTCGGTGACGGCATACTAGACGGCGGTGCCTCATGGGAATCCGCTGGCTCAATTAAAAACGGTAGAGTCGTATTCGGCTCATTGGTAGTGCCTAGAGAATTCATCCTAGATGAGCAGGGCGCTAACGATAAGACAACAACTTATCTACTCGTTCACACTTCGCATGACGGCTCAACAGCAGTTCAAGCGAACATCACACCAGTTAGAGTTGTTTGCCAAAACACTCTTAACATGGCATTGAATGGTTCTAAGCAATCATTCAAGATTCGTCACACAAGCACAGTCGACGGTCGTATCGCTGCAGCCCGAGAGGCTCTCGGTTTGACATTCGCACACATGGATTCATTCGAGACCATGGCTCGTGAGTTATTCGAATCAACAATAACTAACGTTCAATTCAACAAGATTGTTGAGACACTTTATCCAAAGCCTGATGATACAGCCAACAAGGTTGCTCTCACTCGCTACGATAACAAGGTTGGTCTAATCCAGGACCTATATCTGCAATCTCCAACTAATGCCAACATCAAAGGCACAGCATGGGGAGCGCTAAACGCTCTCACCGAGCGCCTAGATTACTATCGTGCAAAGCGTGGAAGCAATGAGTCATTAATCGCAGGAGCAAGTGGGTTTGACCCAGTTGTAAATGCGGAGAAGGCTCGCATCCTCTCAGTAGTGCGAGAAGCAGTCTCGGCATAACACAAAGCCCCTCAAGCCTACAAAGCTTGGGGGGCTTTTTGTTTGGGTTGGCTACTATGGCTATGGCTGTGAACGCTAGTGAACACGCCAGCCATAGCCATAGTAGCCAACCCAAACATTTATAACGATTAGATAACAAGTCTGCTTTACATCTATAAGCGTGAGAGAGTTCTCTTATTAGCAGATGGTCTGCTAATGGGAAGGTGAGAGATGAACACAACAACCCAACTAACTTGGAGAGATGGAGTGGAAGCAATAGACACTCTAGTATCTGCCGAGTTAGACAAGCAAGAGTATCCGCAGGAAGCGGTTGCTAATGCCGTAGTCGCTATGACTACTAACTTACAGCACCGAGATTACTTCTTAGGTCTAGCCAAGTGCGACAACCTAGAGGTTATGACCTCAGTAGCCGTAAATGTAATCAACCAAGTTGATAATGAAATGGATAAAGTGCCGTTCTATGCGTGCCTATCTGCTTTCTATTATGAACTTGGCGCAGATGAAAGTGCTAAGGAAGCGTTGGCTTTCGCACTACAAATCAACTCTCAATACAGTTTAGCAAAACTGCTAGACCGAGTTATTGAGGCTGGCTGGACAAACTCAGCGATGGGAACTATGCGTAAGGAACTACACCCAAAGGTCGTTGAGGGATTGGAACAAAATGCTGATACACCTATTACGGAAGGTGGCAACTAATGACCGCTAGAGTAAAAGTAGATAAGGCTATGCTTATCAAGGCTCTACAAGATAGATTAGCGTTGGGCGAAAAGGCTAACGCTATTCAGGAAAAGAACAACGCTAAGTATGAGGCTGAGAAAAAGGCTTGGTCAGAAAAGTTGGCTTCTTTAGCCAAGTCTGGCAAGTTGGACTTTGAGGATGTAAATGTATCTACTTGGAGAAACACCATAGAAATCAAATACACCTACAAAGAAACAACAGCCTTGCCTAAAGAACCTGAAAGAGCAGATAGCCCTGAAGGAACATTACCAAATCATCAAGCAGAGGAAATCAACAACACGATAAAACTGCTTAATATGACTACTGACCCGTTCGTTGGTGCGTCATTGTATAAAGATGTAGTGCGCTACATCTAACAAATACGATAGCCCACTTCGCAAATAGCGGAGTGGGCTATTTTTGTATTACCAAAATGCTATTTTGTTTGGGTCGGTAAGCATAGGTAGGGAGGTCTGGAACAGCTCCGAACTACCTATGCTTACCGACCCAAACATAATCGTTATCAAATCGTTACCAAATAAAAGCGATACGGCGTGGACAAAGAGAAACAAATAGTATTCAATGAGCGCATGGAGAGAGAGAGTGACACTCACGCCATAACAACTACTAGGGAAGGAAAGAGATAATGCCAAACTGGGTTGAGAACAGGCTTGTCATAACAGGCAACCAAGACAGTCTTGACAGGTTGAGGGAGTTAGTAGGACAGTCCTACACTACCTATAGCCAAGATTGGAATACCAACGAGGTATCGCAAGGAGAACATAAGGGCGTGTTCCAACTGTGGAACATTGTAAGCCCAACAGACTTAGCAAGTTACTTTGGCTTCAAGTCAGACGAGAAGTTTGCTGAGGAAAAACGCCAGCGTGAGGAAGCGAGCGCAAACATTGAACCAACGCAGGTTGGTGAAGTTATCCAAGTCATAAAGGAAGCCTTAGAAAAGAAGGTTACATTTGACATGCAAGAAAGTATGGCTCAGTTCTATCAAGACATACAGACTGGACAAGATTGGTATCACTGGAACATTCGGGAGTGGGGAACGAAGTGGGAGATTAGTCAGTCCACCTATACAGCCACACCTAACAAACTTATGTATTCTTACGCAACCGCATGGTCGCCACCTGTAGAGGCTATAAACAAACTTGCCGAGCTTTTTCCTGACCTTAACTTTACAAGTAGGTTCTTGGACGAAGGTGACAATTTTGCAGGAGAAATCCATTGGGAAGAAGGCGCACAAGTATTTGACACAGACTTGGAGATTAACCACGGTCTGAAAATGGAGATGTATGACTACTGCTACGCTTGCGACAGTGACAACATGGACGATACGGATTATGACGACCTTCGTAACGATTATGGCTGTGCTGAGTGGGGCAAACTTATCAAGATACCTACGACTGTAGAGGGGGCTGAGTAATGCCTTTCTACCAAGTTTGGGCTACTGTCCACCACGAAGCCACCTGTGTTATTGAAGCAAATGACCACGACCATGCCGTTGCGATTGCTACGGCGCTTAGCGGTATTGACTATGACAACCTTGGCTATACAAATGGAGCAGAAACAAGCGTAGATGAGATAGTTCCAACAGAGGAGAAGCCGTCCTCAACCTTCTACGACATTATGGAAAGCCTTTCATCAGAACCACACAGAATTGTCGAGCCTTTGCAAGACACATAGTTCTCCCTTCCCAAGTCGAGAGCAAACCTGCCCTGAGTCCCCTGACTCGGGGCAGTTTTGTTTGGGTTGGGCTTAATGGCTATGGCTGGAACGGCTTGTTTTGCTAAAAACCAGCCATAGCCATTAAGCCCAACCCAAACAAGCCTGTCAAGCCTCTATAACGATTTCATAACGAATCGGGAGAATCTATTGACAAGCAGAGGCTCGTTGTGCTACCGCTTTCTCAAAGAGAGAGAGAGCACAACAGGACTGTCAAGCTTGACCAAGCAAGAGAGAGAGCGAGCGCAGAGAGAGTGCGCCCCTTGTTACCTCTATGGATTAAACAGGAACATAACCCAATGGCGAGCGCATGGCTCAGCCAGCCCGACAAGCCTGCCTAGCCTGCGCCCTGCGCTCGCCAATGCGCTCGTTGGGCTACTGCCTACCAAACTTGTCGAGCCGTATTTATACGACCAGACCTACGGCTTCCCTGCCAGATAGGTAGTTACTACCCAGTAGCACCCCTGCTCAGGAAATACGATTACTCTCTCTCTTATTATTACTATGAGGATTAAACAGGGAATTAAATAGGGGGATTGCTCACGACCGCCAAGCCCTGCTTATGACCACGCATGGTGAAACTCCACCACCGCCACCGCCACCAAAGGTGATGAGGTGACGACCCAGTTCGCACAACAGTTCGGTCACTTAAAAGCAGGAAACCGTTACTTAATCGTTATCAAATAAGGTATTACCTAATTCGCTATTTAATTGGCTATCCACTACCCTCAGACCACAAGGCAGTCACCCGATTGCCTACCCACACGAAAAGGAAACCCACTCCTAATGATTGCTCTATTAGTAGAAACAGAAACAAATGAGGGCAAGGCGCAAAGCCTTATCGCTCCTCTCAAAAATGAGGTGGTGTGTTATCACCGCCTCTCAAACGGAAGCCGTGGTCGTGGTCAAGCTTGGAAACAGACTTGCTTAGATGAACTACCACTAGACATGGTGACTTACATGCCAGTCGCCGTGCCACTTACTTACAAGGACATTGAGGGCTTGGCAGTCGGTCAGATTACAACCCTTGCCGTCAAAGCCATGACCGCCTTAGAACAAACCAGTCCTGTCGAGCCTGTGGACACACACCGAGCCGTAGTCGCTGACCTAACCCTTCGACTAATCGCAGGTGACATGACACTTAACTCCTATGTCAAAGACGGTCGCCGTAACAGTCCTGTAGTGCTAACTCCACTAACCAAACCTGTCGAGCCTGTTAGGGAAGTAAGCGCAGAGGCACATAAACAGCAGGAAGCACCAGTATTGGTTGGAGCAAGCCCAGTAATTATGGAACTAGCAACTATTCCAACATTAGATTGGTCTAAGAAATACATAAACAGAAAAATAAATGGGCTTATCGAATACGCTATTTATGACAACGCCATGACCAACAACGAGAACATACTAATCATGGGTCACGCAGGTAGCGGAAAAACTATGTCAGTCTTGGGATACGCAAGCACTCGTGGCTACCGCTATTACAATGTCTCTAGTCATATTGGCTTAGAGCCAACCCAGTTATTCGGTTCATGGATACCAACCCCTGACGGACACTTCCGTTGGCAAGACGGTCCTGTAACAGACTTGGTAAGAAACGGTGGAGTGCTACTTCTCAACGAAGTGAACTTCATGCCTGAGCGTGTCACCACAATTCTGTTCGGCTTACTTGACGACCGCCGTGAGATACAAATTATGGAAAACGGTGGTGAAGTTATCAAGGCTCACAAAGACCTCTTGATTATTGCTGACATGAACCCTAACTACAGAGGAACTCGACCAATGAATCAAGCTTGGGTAGATAGATTTCACCATAAGTTAGATTTCCCATACGACCACTCTATCGAAAGCAAACTAATCAAGAACAAAGCGTTGCTAGAAATGGCTACCAAACTCAGGGAGTTATCTAACAAGGGCGACCTTGATACTCCTATCTCAACTCGTGGTCTAGCCAACTTTATTAAGAACGCTACCAACCTAAACTTGGATTACGCCATTTCCTCTTATGTAAATGGCTTCCTTGATGAGGAGCGAGAAGCAGTCAAACTTGTATTAGATACATACAAGCCGAACATTGGTGTAGAACTTGGCATTACTGTTGAGGTAGCACCAACTCAGGTAGATGAGGTGGCAATAAATGGCTAAAAGAACATTACGAGAACTCACCGCTCAACTATCTTGGCAAGAAGTAGATACGGAGTGGAACGCATGGTTGCGTGAGAATAACCCAACTTATCGTGAGAAAAATTATCAAGAACTTGATGAACTTGCTAAGTCCTCAGGTGTTGACATAGCAACCTTGCGTGAACAGAACCATGAGGAGTATCAAGCCCTTCGTGAGGAGTTCCAAGAAACCCTCAAAGAAATTGCTGAGGACAAGCAACAGAAACTAACTGTCAAGAATAACTTGTTAGATAGTTACTGCGCCGTGTATCAGAAAGCCGACCGTATCTTGACAGGTGGCTTGGACATTGAGGTTCGCATTGGAACACCAGCAGACGGAGTGGAAGCCCCTGCTTGGAATGACGGTAAAGTTATTTCTTTTAACGAAAGTATTATTAACGGCGTTGATGAAAATACTTTAATAGGATTACATGGGCTTAACTTCCATGAAGTCGCTCATCTCCTCTATTCACCCCGCATTGGTTCAGACTTAGGTGCGTGGGTCAAAGAAAACAATTATCAAACCAGTTTTAACATACTAGAGGACAACCGTGCCGAAACCTTCTTGGTAACTAAATACCCTGCTACTAGAAACTTCTTGTTAGCAACTCTTGGGGAATACATTATTAGGAATAGTGGTGAACGACTTGGCGATAGTTTTATCTTGTTAGCGGGTCGTAAGTATTTCTCATACGATTGTCGAACCAGTATTGGCAAGCTTTATGCTGAGAAGCACGGACTAGAGCAAGCAAAGAAAGTCTATTACTTAATAAATAAATACCGCACTCTAGTATTTCCTCGTGACTACGCTATTGCCAAAGAAATAATTACAGAGTTCAGTCCATTAGTTCCTGAGGGAACAGATACACCAAACGGTTGTGGCTCTCGCAGTCCACTAAAGAACGGTCGCCCTCAAACAGGCAAGGAGCAGGAAGCACTAAACATAAGCGACCCTGAAACCGACCCCAACCTAAACCCTGAGGACAAGAACCACTCACACGGACACGGTGGCAACGATGAAACAGACTTGCCTAAAGCAGAGCAAGCGGAACGCCAGCAAGACGCATTGGATAGATTGACTGATGAGGTCAACCGTGCCAAGAATAATAGTGATGTAATAAATAAAATTAAGGAAACACAAAAGTCAATTAGTAAATCAAATGCTAATAAGACAATTCTTACAAAGCAGAACGCTCCCCTCAAAAGTCCTACGGGCGGAGATGTAGCAACGGTCAGAGCGTTCGCAACAGAACTAGAACGCTTACGCATTGAGGCAGACCCAGCATGGGGATTGGAGAAGCCAAGTGGTCGCCTTAACAAGAAGCGAGCCATGAACGCAAACATAAATGACATAAACAAACTGTTCGACCGTTGGGAGCAGGGCAACGACAACCACGAGATTGAGGCAGTCTTGTTAGTAGATAAGTCAGGCTCTATGTATCGTGACATTGACGCAGTATCCCGAGCAGGTTGGGTGATTAAGCGAGCCATTGAGAAAATACAAGGTCGTGTAACTATCTTGTCATACAACCACAATTCCAAAGTTCTCTATGACGGTGATGAGAAAGCCAAGTCTGATTACAAGTCACTCGACTGTAGTGGTGGAACTAATCCTCACTTCGCATTGGTAGAAACCGAAAGAATTATGAAGGCAAGTATCAAGCCTACCAAGCTTGTTATTATGCTTACTGACGGTGGCTTCTATGAAGGTGATGAAATAATCCAACGCCTTAACGACATGGGAACAACTACTGTAATGGTATTTCTTGGTGAGCCATACATGCCGATAGAGCAACTCTCTCATGGAGCGCAGGTATTCAGGGCGATTGCTGACCCTAGAGGGCTTGTCAAAGTCGCCAAAGACATTGTGCGGAAACGCTTGCGTTCCTCTCGCTGATAGGCAATAATCGCCCCTAACACAAAAGTTAGGGGGGGTTATGCCCGATACTGTTTATTGTGACGGTTGCTATCAAACCGTCATTACCACTAATAAAGGAAACTGTCCAACCTGTTTAACAGACTTCTTTCTTTATGATTCTGTTGATGAAATAAAAAGCAACCACGAATTGTGGGAATACGAACTACACTCAGACCGAGATAACTAAGGAGCAACCATGCCAAAATACAAAGTAACACTAGAAGCACTAATAACGGCACAAGATAAAGACCAAGCGACCAACGCTCTGCTAAATGGTGATGAAGAACTTGTTGACGCCGTGTGGGTAATCAGCACAGAGGAAATTACTACTTTAACATTAGAAAGCGAATAACCCTGCCTACCCAAACTTTGATGGCGGCCAAAGCCCTGGAGCTATCGAAAAGCAGGGGAGTAGTAACTGTAATAAACAAATACATAAATAGAGAGAGGAAATAGCAAAATGACAACTGAACATTTCTTTGTAGTTCGTTACACGGAAGGTGAGGGGTGGTCTTGGGATACGGACACAGAGAGCGCAAACTTCCCTGACGGCACAATTTACTATCCCGAACTAAACAAATGGGAAAAATCAGGTAGCATTTTTAACTCTGACGAACTAACATACGAGAGAGATGAAACCGCTAGTCAGCAACTAGGGCAGGCAATACGGATAATGAACGGAACAAACTAATGGACAAAAAATACAGGTTCGAAGTGGAGTTCAGCCACGGCGGGACACCAACGTCAGAACAATTCAGGACTATGCTCGAACATCTGATAGCATGGTATACAGTCGGCTCGTCTGACGTGAGAGTAACGACTATTCCTTTCACTAAACAAACGGTGAGAGAGTTAGACGGAGTAAGCTAAACTAAACAAGACCTCTTGTAAAGGAGAGATAAATGGTAGACAAATCACATTACTACTTTACGGTTTCAAAGAACATGGAAAAGAGCGGTGCATGGCTTTCCGAGTTCGTAGCAAAAGACCGTGAAGGTAAAATTACAAAACAAGGTTGTAGCGCATGGACAACAAGTGCTAAAGCAAAGAAGTGGTGCGCTGAACAAATTGGGAGAGGAAGGTTGACTTGGGAGATTACGGCGTCAAACCCTGAAAACCAAAAGCCAGTAAGCATGAGAAACCATACTGAGGTGCGTGCATAATGCCAACAGAGATAATCCCAAATCCTGATTGGGGCAGACCCTCACCTAGTATTGAAGATGACGATGTCTATGAGTTCGAAGAAGAAGATGATGACTTTGATGAGGACGAATAGTGAGAGAGTTATTTAATATTTTAATGATGTATCAAGAATCTTTGATAGCCCTTCTCTTATCATTAACAGCTTTATTATTTAATTAAACTAACAAATAAGCCCCGCAGTTTAAGGACTACCGAGAGTAGCCAACTGCGGGGCTTTTTGTTTTTTAAAAAGAGGTGGGGCCCTAGCTACCCACTAACTAGGGCCCCTTTGGAGAGAGAGGTAATTGCGGTATTACCCTATCACACTATTTGTCAATTACTGAATTAGCGACTCTATCTCGCATAAGCTTAAGTGAAGCAATTTTATCTGGTCTAAACCCAGACCAATGGACATTTCCACTTACCACTACTGGAGTGTATGAATACCCAAGAGACTTAACAAGTTCGTAGGCGTTCTCATCAGTACTCACGTCAACGGTAGAGTACGGAATACTATCCCTGTCAAGATACTTTTTAGTAGCGTCACAAGCAGGGCAATCTGGTTTTGTGTAAACAGTTACAGTCATCATTTATTCTCCTTCTTAATAAAGCTTATCTCACAAGCGTCTGTTGTGCAATAAGCCTCTCCAATTGCATCGGCGGCCAGGCCAGCATAGACGCCAGCAAAATCAATTGGCATTAACTTAAATACATACTCCTCATAATCCTGTTTTGTTATTTGAGTATAAGGCATTTGTGGGTAAATAGTATTTCCCATAGGAAGGAAGGAGACTGTCTTCAGCTGGCCATCAAACATGTGCAGCACAGTTCCTACATGCTCTCCTTCAGTCTCTTGATTGAACGAAACTGTAACTGAAACTGAGTTATCGCTCCAATGGCGTTGAGCCATAGAAGCCAACGACATCTTCTCAAAGATAGTTACATCTTTCTCAGACCTTTTAGCCATAGACTCTACTGGGAAGAACACAACAGAAGTAGTGTTGGGAGATTCACTTGCTGGCTCAACAGTATAGTTAGCCATAGTGAATAGGGGAAGCATTGGGTCTTCATTACTAAACCTGATTGCTCTTAAGAAGTATTGACCGCCTGGAGTCCAATGAACTCCTGGAGATTCTCCAGCCAAGATTGACACAGTTCCCGAAGGCTTTACTGTTGTCATCTTAATTGATTCACGGATACCGAGCCACTCTGAGTAAAGCTTGTCATACCCTTGAATAACTGAATAGCCTGTGTCCATCCATTCACGAAGGACAGGTACACCTTTTCTGTCAGCAAAGTTAGCGATACCAGAGATAGAAGTTCCTATACGACGGTTACGTTGCATGATTGCGTTGGTTTCTTCCCAATGAGTTGGGAGAAGCGTAACAGTCTTGGCGTATAGATAGGCAAACTTAAGAGTTCTCTTAAAATCTTCAAGACTGTCATGTCTATTTAAATACGTTTCTACAAGTGTGCAACACTCAAATGATTCTAAAGACTGTTCAGCACAAGGATTGTAACCAGCGGCTCGCCAGTCTTTATTGTTAGGTGGGTCAATAAGGCGACCATACTTGCGAGTTACGTCCATCCAAATAACTCCAGGTTCTCCGTTTAACCTAATGCCATCAACAATTTTAGACAAGTCATCGCCAACGCCTACCTCTACAGAGTTGTTGGACATCCAAGCCCACCCTGGATTCTTAGGGTCATAGGAGTTACGCTCTGGAAATACCTCAGCGTTCTTAAGATTCAAGAAGTCCTCGTCATCAACCTTACCAAGCAAGAGCTCAGCTGAGCGGCGTACGTTGCCCGACACAACGCAAACTCCTATTAAATTTCCTATATCAGCAATATCAATTCGGGTTAAAGTATTTCCTTCTCTGCTATTAAACAGTTTATTAATAGACTCGTGAAGTCTCTTCAGCGGCCCCGGCCCAGCAGCTGTACCTCCAAATGTTTTAATGGGTTCCCCAGCTAGTCTAATTTGCGAATAATCGAATTTAGGCATTGGTTGTTCAGGTTTTAAATATGAGTTTAGTAATTGGCTTAGTGAATCAACCCAACCTTCTCTGGTATCCGCAATCACTGTCTCGGCATCTGAAGCCAACGGCTTGTAAATAGTAAACTCTTTGTCTGCGCCTTTGCTGTCAAATCCCACTCCAACACCTAGCATGCTGGCTTCCATTAAAAACGCAAATGGTTTTGCTGGGTTTAGTTTAGTCATCTCACTTGTGGACACAAATGCACAGTTCTGCAAAGCTGCACTGTTCTTTTGTTCGTTAACTACTGGTGTGCCCATCATCCACAGACCTCGGCCTGGGGGTGTCCACTTAAAATTAAACAATCGGTCAAAGGCTTCTTTAGCAGAGGCTTGTGCCTTTGAATCGTTCCAAGGAAGTCGGCTAGACTTGCAGTGGTCCTTCTGTAAGGAATACATGCCGTTGACTATGCGCTCGCATACATCAACCCAAGTCTCTTTGGTTCCATCTTCTTTTAATCTAGAATAAGTTCGAAGGAAAGTTACCTCTCCTACCGAGTTACCTGCCGCATCTTTATAACCCCAAGGGACTGGCTTTGCTCGGTATCCGTCTACGAACTCGTTTGCTAATTTAAAAGAAAATGCCATTTCAATTCCTATTCTCGTATGTGTGTTGTGAATACAAAACCCCTGTGTGTGAGTTAGGGGGAGTGTCTTAGTCTACCTTTTTGGGAAAACTAAAACTGGTTCAGTTGGTTGTGCTTCTTCGTTCTTCTTCGTTTATAGCCATATCTAGAGCTAACCAATAGCCAGCTCCATCAATACGATTATCTTGTTTAGACTTATAAGACTCTCTAGCAAGTTTAACGCCGTCCATACAAAGTGCGACTTGTCTGTAGGTCACTTCGTATCCTAGTATCGCTGACCATATCTTTGCAATACGAGTGAAGTTATCTAGGGGGTGGTCGTACGCATTATTTCTATCTCCAGTAACTAATCTAGTTGCCTCATCTAGTATGTTTTTAGGACTACCCTGTTCCATATTGTTTTGGTCGTTCATAGTTACTACGAGTTCTCCTTGTCTGTGTCCGTAATCTGCTTAATAATCTCGTTAGTTTTGCTTTCGTTTAATCCTTCATTTGGTAATTCTCGAAGAGTTTGAGCCCTGTCTCCGAAGATGGCAGATAGTACTCCACCAGCTCCTTGACGCTCTACAGTCATACGAATAAACTCTCGTGAGTCGTCCAAATCTTTAATAGTTTTTAACATTTTAAAGAATCTGTCCATCTCTTGTCCGACGTTTGGGTCGGGGTATCCGCCGTTCAAATCTTCGCTAAACTTAGCGAAAGCCACTCTTTGGCCCTGCATTTCAAGTAAAGCGTTAATCAAAGACTTCAACTGCTCTTTAGTTTTAACCTCTACTGGTAAGTTAAAAGCACAGGTGTTTTGTGGTTTAAAAGCAGGGCAGTTAGCTGCAACAAAGCACGTATCGCATACACGCAAACTAGTGCTATTGGACCTTAGTGTGGTGACATCTTTAATAACCATGTTGCCGTCATCATCGGGTTCAAGTACTCTCTGAACCTCTACTCCAAGCACGGGTAAAACACCCATTTCTTCTGGTTTACGTTGTTCAAGTTTCCGCATACCAACCCCCCTCGGAGTAACTTCAGCAGGGGGTGTTTCCGCATTTTGTTGGGGTACTAGTTCATCACTCATAGTTACTACGTTCTCTCCTAATCGACGATGCCAATCCTCGTATTGTTGGTAAGACCAAACAGCAAGCTTTGATATTTCTACTGCGTCGTCTGCCAGTATCCTATCGAAATCTAGACCAGCCCGCTCGTATATGGACTTGTATCTAGGGCGTGATTGTTCTTTCATACGCTTAGGATAACGAAGCAGTTTTGTTCCATCCCAAACAATCGTTTCTCCACGCATCATGGGGGATAGCCAAGAAAGGGTGCTAGCGGTCTCTACAGGTACCTGTCGCAGGTTGTCTGGCTTGGCGCTAGCCAAAGCATGGAAAGTAGTTCCGTGTATGGTACTGAGTCGCCTAGTCTTTGCTGACAAACTGGTTTCATTTTCAATTAAATTTCCAGGCAAAGCTACGTTTAAATACCGAACTGCAAGGCTCTCTAAGTCCTCTCCATGCCATACAGGCCAGAACTTTTCCTCTGGCACATCGGACCAACTGGTAACTCGCTGCTCGTCTATGAACAACTGGGTAAGCTGTGGGTGGTCTACCTCAGTAAACCCCTCAATCCTGTCTAAGTTCTCAGCTACAAACGCTTCGTAATCAGCTGCAAAGTCAGCTAACTCAGCTTGAAGGAAATCTCGTTTAAATGGTATTCCAGCATTTAAAAAAAGCCTGACGTTGTCTGGAAAATAATTTTTTAGCTCGTATTTTATCGTTTTAGGCATGCCACGTCTTTGAAGGCCCCAGAAGCTGACTCCCATGCAGCTAGCTCCAGCTGCAGTCAAAATAGTTCTATTGCTAGGAACCTCTGCACCTAAATAAACTATGTTCATATACGTGGGTCCTCGGCAATAAGCTGAACCTGTCTATCTAGCTCGCCTTGAATGTCTTCCCAACTACGTCGTCCTTCACGCCCATCTGGTCTAAACTTGTGACTTAAGTACTTAGGGTGTAGAAATAGAAATACTCTTATTCCGTTTTCTATACATAATTTAGCCAATTCTAAATCAGAGGTAATTACTAAAAATATAGGGCCTTGTGCTTGAAGTTTTTGGACTTTAGCAAAATCTTTTTTATCTGGTTCTACGCTTTCTAAACCAGTATTGTCAATAAAACCATCTAACTCTGTAAACCTGTGTTCTCTACACCATCTAGATGCTTCTTTTTCATCATCTACGCCTAATACAACTTTAGTTCCGTTGTTTAAAGCTCTGTAAACAGAAATACCTTCAAAAATTGGTACTTTAGTATCGGTTCTTAAAACACCGTCCATAAAACATATAATTGACACCGTTTGTGCTCCGAATTCTTTTTCGTTTAACTGCGGTTAATACGTTGTGAAGCTGCCCTACGAATAAGAACGTTAGCGTCTGCTAACTCTGAGCCGTATGTTTTTTCAGAAAAAGTTTTAAAATCCGATTCTTTTAATTCTTTTAACTTTTGTAATCCTTGAACAATACCAGACCGTTTACCAGATTGCCAACGGTAGTTAAACCAATCACCGTATCCTTTTCCAGACTCACTGAATGCGTGTTTTCTTCCAGAGTGTATATCTTCATAAAGACCAACAGCCTGGGTCAACGCGTTCTCTCTTTCTCTTGAGGCGTTTACTCTAGCAGACTCGTTAGAAGATTGTTCTAATTTAGACATTGATGCGCCGTAGCGTTTTAGAATCTCAATCGCCATGTCTTTGTCTCGTTGTGTTTTTTGTTCCCAAGATGGGTCTACTACGAGTTCTTCTGTGGTTGGGGCAACAACCCACGCATCGTCAGTTAGTGAATAGGCAGCATATGGTTTTAAATCCAAAATATTTGGTTGGATGTTCACATAAAAAGTTAACTCGAACACTCCCATGAAATTTGCGGTTTCTGGATAAATCTCTTTTCTGAAACCCTCATTGAACATTTGGGAAATCTCTTTATTGCTAAATCTAGCGTAGTCTTCATTAGACTGACGGAATCCTATGAAGTCCACACCAACAAGGCAATCTAGGTCTGCAGGTTCTCTGTGAGCGGCCCATTGGTATGAAACACCAGAACCCGCTAACCAAACGTGCATCCATGACTCAGAGCCCGTAAAACGGGAGTTCACATGATTAAATAGTATTTGAAGGATAGAATTTCTAACCTTAGGGATTACTTTCCCATTTCTAAACAATCTAGGGTCTAATCCCGCAGAAGGCCTGCTAAAAAACGAGGTCTCCGCAGGTTCTAGCATGTTTAATCGTCCTCGTCTTCGTCTGGGTCATCAAGATGATAACGTTTAGCTCTTGGTTTAAAGTTTATATTATATTTAGTTGTTTCTTCTGGTCTATCTTTATTTATTCCAGAAACAAATCCGCAATCGGTGTGGGCTTCAACAAATCTTGAAGATAACAACCATAACGCAGTTTCATTTTCATTTTGTTCCATTTGCAATGATGCACCACAAGTGCAAATCATTTCTACGAACATGGCGAACCCCCTGTCGTTACAGTTTACAAGATTTTAGATTTGGCGTCTATCCAAAGCATCTCGCACTGAGGCCCCTACGCGCTGGCTATCCTCACCCCCAGTTTGCTTCAAATGTTGGGAAACAGCCCATGCAAGCTCTTGAGTACGTATCGCATCCCCAATCTCTTGACAGCCTTGCTTAATGTCTGTAACTACAGCCTGACGGTCTACAGCCAGAGGGGTAGTCAAATCAGTTACAGCTTTCCACACTCCGCTATCTAGTTTAATTAGTAAGAACGCAGTAACTCCAGAACGTTGAACCATCTCTGTATTATCAGTATTAGGTGTTTCTACTTCTTGTTCTTCTGTCACTTGTATAGTCCCTTCGACTCATGGTGCTTGGTCATATTAAACGATTTAACTGGACAAAAATCGCATAGATATATCTTAGGGCCTGTTGGAGTTGAAGACAACCCCGCATCTGCTCTGTCTTTAGCAGTTCCTGGTTTTAATACTTTCTTTTCTGACTTGTAGTCAGGGCACTGACCCTTAGGCCTATTATGTTGTCCGTAGCAAGCCATAGCGTCTTCTGCAAACTGCATCTTAGTTGCATAAAATTGGGTTCCAAAAGCGTCTAATCCAGACGAACCGCCACCTTGTATCTGTTCGATAACTTGTGGTCTCATTTTCTCAGACATCCAAATGACGGCTGGTACGTTGTATAAAACACCTATATGGTCTGCACCATGGCGCTCTACTGTTATCTCTAAAAGTACGTTACTTGGGTCTTGGTCTGCTGAAGGAAGTTCATCAATCGTTTTACAGGTACGACAAACTAATAGTCTAAAATGGGGTTCTTGTTCAGCTCCACCGTCATTTAAAGTAGACAGGTCTAAAACCATTTGATGCTCCTAATCGTAGAACGTGTAGCCTATCAGATAAGGCTAGTTATTTCGTATTCTTTTTAGGTTTCTTTAAAACTGAGTAATATCCACCAGCGTGGATTCTTAAATCGTTTGGATTAGTCTCACCAAGTTTATCTAACTTAGCTGCGGTTGCTGCTTTGTCGTCCCCAACTGTATGTTTGTACACATCTCGACCTTCAAACTCTGGTCTGTCAGGGATGTTTTGTAGTTTTTTAGGCGCGGCCACGTTTTGTACCCACGTCAGAACGGTCTCCACTCATAACGGTTTCTGGGCGGTCTTTATATGTTGCTCCAGCCTTATCTCCAGAAGCTGTACAAGAAGGGCAGGTTACATCTCCCTTTGAGGATTCCATAGATACAGAACTACCGCAACCTGGGGTTTGACAAGCTAATCTAGTTACACGTCGACTATCAATTACGCCTTTTTGAAGCGCTTTTCCAATTTGTTTACGATGTGCTTCTTTTTCAGGTCCAGTGCTTCTTTCAAAACGATTTTGTGCCTGTTGAACAAATCCGTGCTCACGTTCAGTTAGGTTGCGTAGAGGTCCAGTGTCGTCAGCAGCAGCACGGACTCTTAGATTGTTCTCTACTTTAGAACCCTTTTCTTCTTTTGCAATCATTCGTAAATCTTGTTCAAATACGCTATCAGAAGCTTCTCGCTTTGCGTTTGCAACTTTATTTCCTTTAGCCACTACAGCGCGTACTTCTTGTTCGCTTTGAGTTGGAAGTTCAATTTTTTTAAATTGCGCAGATACTGGCTTCATTATTTTGCTTTCTTTACTACTTTAACTGATGGCATTGGGTCACGATAATCGTTTGCTACGTCTTTACCAGTATTTACCCATGGGTCATTCTTTGCTGCTTCATTTTTTTCTTTTGCTGCAGAAACGGCCTTTCCTAAAACGGCTAAGCCTTCTTTGCTAGAATTAAATTGACTCTTACTTGGAATCACTTTGTTGCTCCATCCTTACCTTCGCCAAATTCGACTGCACGACGAACTACGTTTTGATGCTTAGATGTAGACGAGCTATATTTAGTGCTTGGCACGTGCCATCCAGCTTTCTCAGAATACCAAGCAATTGGTGTCTGGTACGAGTTAACTACGTACTCAGGGTTATGCTCTTTAAACTTTGCTGCTTCATCTTCTGGCAAACGACCTAGCCCTGTAGAAGAACTACCGCCTGAAAAGTTAGATGCTTTGAAAGGCTTTCTATTAAGAATGTGCTCTCCAGCATTTCTTTGATTGGCGCGGGCTGGCTTTGCCATATTAAGCTCCTGGGTTTACTTTGTTAGGAGCCTCTGAATTAATAAAATCATAATTCATATAAGGATTTAAACCTGCACGGTTTTGAACAACAATCTGGTCGCCCATACCTGGGGCTACAGTTGTGTTTGGACGACGCTTACGGTACTTACCGTCTGTTGCGCCTTCTAACATATCTGCGTTCTGTGAACGTGAGTTATTGACTGTCATGTTTACCTTTCTTAAGCCATTCTGTTAGCAACTGATTTAGCTGCTTTCTTACGGCCACATGGTTGACATAGGGTGGATGATAAAGATTGAACTGGATTTAATAGGGACCCGCAACTTCCGCATGGAACTGACCCGTTGTACACGGATAAACTTTTACCGGTTACCGGGTCAAGCACGTAGGGCATGCCTTCGCCTTGGTCGTCTAAATACGTAATTGTATTTTCCATAATCCTATTTTATACCTGTCCTAGGGTGTTTCGACTGGTGGACTCAGTAGTGTTTGGCTGCTGAGCATAATCAGTTCTTTCGTAAGTCCTGCTAGTAAGCTCAACGATATCCTCAATACTGTATTCCGTGTTCTTATACCCAAATCTAGGTGGAAACATCTCTACCTGAGGCAGGGGTGGGCGTACGTATTCTTGAATCTCTTCAGCCGTCATGTTAGCTACTTCTAAAGATTGAGTTAATAGTCTTTCTTGATTACTGGCAAATGGGCCAATATATGCTTGAGGAGGATACGCAGCTTTACCAGCCGCTATCCAAGGTCTGTTAGTAGACCATGGTCTTTCTCCATATACTCCATCAGGTGTATTTGGCATTAATTCCACCCAGGCTTTAATCTAGAAATTTGGTCAACGCGTCGTTGGTTTACTTCATATGGAGCGTTGTGTTTTGTATTTGCTTTACCATCATTTACTAAATGAGGTGCAGGTGCTAGTTTAGATACTGGTGCGTTTCTAGGTACAAGGTCTCCGCGACGAGCGGCAGCCATTTGTCTTTTAATTCCACGGTCTCTATCTAAACCAGAAGGATAATAATAATCTGATGGGTCAATGCGTTCTCCGCGATGCACTCCACGTTGGTAGGAACGTTGTCCTACACGTTGTTTCATTTTATCTAAGACGCGGTCAGAAGTTCCGTTAGCAAGGCCTCTGTCGTCACGTCGTGAACGTATAGTGCCTAGGTACCCATCTGGATACTCTGCGGAAGGTTCTCGACCCACACCCATACGTAAATAGTCGAGCTCAGAACGAGCAACAGGAACACCGCCGCCACCGTAATTAGTGTAAGTTCCATAGAGTCCCGAAGCTCCGAGACTCTGTACATTCTGATGGGTACCTGGCATACATACATAATACGCCTATCAGAACGTTAGTTAGCGGTAAACTCTTTTCCTTCGTGAACCGTCCAACCATCTAAAATGTTAATTGGCTGCAGTATAAAATGGCCATCTTCCCTAATCCAGCCAATCATAACTCCTTGTTGCCAATCTTCCCAATGCTTTACTGGACGGCCTTGCTCACTAAGGCCACTGCCATAAGAAGGGACTGCTCCGTCCACACGGCATAAACACCCTGGACTTGCTGAAACGCTTCTGATGGGACCGTCTTGGTCATGTACAGTTTTATATTGCATCTCCTGTCTGTGTGCGTGTCCAAAAATTGTAGAAATGTGAGGATTCTTGTTTACATACGCACTGGCTGTTGAACCCCCAGAGCGAACGCTGGTTCCGTGGATAGCTCGTAGACTTTTATTTAACCAATACTCTCCTGCTGGATAGGCGCCAATATACTTGACCTTTAATTCGTCTAATCTGAGTAAATAAGGAATAGACATGACAGGCCAAGAATCTGGCTTTGGCATAGCCCTTTTAATACCTTTAGATGCCATGGCGTTCATAGTAATAAACTTACTCATACGACAATCATGGTTACCTTCAATTAAAACAATTTTTGCATTTGGACAAGTTGCTCTTTGTTTAGCTAACAACTGATGTCCGTAATCTATAGCTGGTTGTACTGTGTGTGCGAACATTTCTTCTTGGGCATACTTACCCATAGTCGGTAAATCTAAAAAATCTCCTAAATGAATAATTTCATCTACACCATATTTTGCTTCTAAATACGATAATAATTGAAAGTGAACGTCAATTGCGGCCTCGTCATGAAACGGGTCTAATGTACCGTCTTCATACTTTCTGTATCCAATTTGTGGGTCTGGTACAAACATAACTAACTTGTATTGACCTTTGCTAGACTTTTTATCTTTATACACAGCTGGTTTTATAACTGTAGGTGAAGCCTGTTGAATAGGTGGCCAAAGCCAAGCTGTTTCAGGGACTTCAGTTTCTAAAAGTGTAGTTAATTTTTCTACTAGCTCACTGGACAAGTGCATCTCCCTCTAATATGAGTTACGAAAGAAGTTCTTTTAAATGGTAAATTGCTATTTTCTTCACATATGTACCTATAAGCTACGGAAAGGTTTGCATTTGGACTTTTAATCAACGAATCAAATGCTTCTTGTAATTCTTTTGGTTGAGTAATTAACCATACCTTTACAACACAGCCATTTATAGAGCCTTCTTTAGCTATATTTAATATCTTTTCAGATAACATAGGCCTCTCCCATTCATGCTTAACTACATGAGTGTCATTAGCCTAACACACTTTAACAATTATTGGCGTTACAAAACGAGAAAATGCAAATAGGACCGAGCCGTTAGGCTTCGGTCCTATTTCGCTATTAAGTTGTTAGTTTGCTAAAGCGTCTGATGCACCTGACGAAAAGTTAGGGGCTTGACGGTTTAGCGCAGCAGTAAATACTCTGCCGTTAGCTTGTGTCATTCCTGCAGCAGGGTCTTTGTAAGTAGGCATTGCAGTTCTAATACCATACGCACGTGCGCCAGCTGCTTTTACATTCTTACGTGAAGGTTTTGCTTGTGCGTAGGGGTCGCCAGCTTGAGCGCCCTTCTTCTTAACAAGCTTGCCAGAAGTGCCTTCAGCAGAAGCGTTTCGTGCTCCGCGGGCAGCGCTGGTTTCCATCGTAGAAAACTTGCTCTTTGGTTCTTTCATTTTATACCTCTTCGGCCTAAGAGTTGGTAATACAACAATACGGCCTTACTCTTGAAAAATAAGGCTTAACTGACTGCATTAATTCTAAAAACGATAGCACTGATAGTGTCACCGTTACTTTCAACTGAGGCAAACCCCGGCACACAGGCTAGGTCAATACCTCTGGGAGCGGTGTAGCCTCGAGCAATAGCAATCGCTTTCACAGCTTGATTTACTGCGCCTGCGCCTACGGCTCTAATCTTGCAAGTATTGCTTTCGTATATGGCGTGTGCAATAGCTGAGGCCACGGATTGTGGGTTACTGCCTGCGCCTACGCGTAATACTTGCTCTTCTTGTATTTCGGACATGTAGTTCCTCTGTATTCGTCTAGTAGTACTCCCGTGAGAAATAATATACGGCAATTTAACTACTAATTAGGGGTGTAACCTGGACTATCTACTAGGGTGGGAGCGGTGGCTAAAGACCCGCATAGGGCGCACTCCATGTCTAAAAAGTACATAGAAATCTCATAGTCTTCAAACATAGCTTTTACGTTCCACAGGGTTGACCCACAAACACAGACATGGGTCGGGGTTCCACGCATATCCATGGCTGCCTCGTAATCAGGCTTTAAAGAGCTAATGGGAATAGGCTGGTCCATAATGCTTAAAGCTTAAGGCTTTTCTCTATATTTAGGGTCCTGTATGTTGTTGTAAATATCTTTTTCATAAGAAAGGCCGTGCCTTCCAGCAGCTAAATGAGCGAGCGCGTAAGAGTCAGCAGCGTTGTCGTCAGTAAACTCTACACCCCATTTTTTATACACGTGAAGCAGTATTTGATTTTTCTGAATGCCGTTGCCCTTGCCAGTAACATATTTTTTAAGAACTGTCGGTGGGATTATGTAGGGATACTTGCCGTGAAAATTGTCAAGACCCATAAAACAAGTTAACTTAACTAAACCGCCAAGTTCTCCTGCCATGTTTGCCATTTGAGAGCCGTAGGCGTATCCCTCCATAGCAACTACTACTTCCTCA